CCAGCAATACGGGATCGTCGAAATACCGTAGCCCCTTGCTAGCCAAAAGGTGTTTGAACGTCGCCCATGCCGGCGCCGCCTCAATTTGCCGTTGGGACCGTGCTTCCACCGGTAGTTCGTGCCGCTGGATCAGCACTTGGTTGGCCCATTGATAGGACCACCCAACAGGGTCAACCCCTACCACCTGAAGGTCGAACCTCGATTTTAGGTCGGCCAACAGCGTTTCGACCATGCCAAGGTCCACCACGTCTTGGGCGCTGTGGGACACGTAGCCACCTTGGATTTGCTCCCACAACCACGGGCGGTCCTGTCGGATCCGTTCCATATCGCCAGCGGCAAACGCCCACGTTCGGAGTAGTCCGTATTCGCCGGCATTGACCACCACCGCCACCGCGGTTAGGTCGCATTTGCCGCCATGCACCGCCCCTAGGCTAAAGTCAATGAACACGTAAGCCGGACACCCCCGGTAATCGTCTAGTGACCAGTCGAACCGCTGGCGCTCTAATACCACCGGGTCTATTTCCGATTCGCAAAACGCGCCGGCCGGTAGGTTCAGGTATTGGGTGCGCCACTCGTCAGTTCCGGCGCTCGACAGTTTGAACCCCTCCCACCGCTCGGTAAGGCTTTCAACCGTCACGTGTCCGCCCGGACACAACAACAGGGGGTTAGCGTTTTTCCATTGCTCGACATCGTCCAGCCGGCTACCGGCTTGCGCTTGCCAATGGTGGATGGCCCAATGGTCCGGCATTTCGCGCGCCAATAGCCGGCGCTCGGCATCCTTGCGCCAAACCGCCCACGGTAGGGATAGATCCCCTTCCGATGTCGTAATCATCAGCATTAGGCCGTTAGGCAGTTTGCCAGCGGCCGACATCAGGCGAAAGAAAAACGCGTGTTCTAGGCGGGCGGCTTCGTCGGCAATCAATAGGTGCGGGGTAATGCCGTCGGCCCGCTTGGGATCCATTGCAATGGGTTTGAAACTGTTCCCGTGGCAGTACAACCCCTTCCGGCCGGCGGCGCGGTTGAATTTCCAACCGTCCAACCCTTCCACCATGTTGGCTAGGGTGTCCACGCTCAATTCCGCTTGAGTGCTGGCCGTGGACGCCGAAACCACCACGTTGTTAGTCCCCACCTGTTCCATGTAGTGCCGTGCTAGCAACGCTGCCAGGGTGGTTTTCCCGTGGGACCGCGCCACCGTAAACGACACCAGCCGGGGCGCCTTCCGCCGCCCTACCACGTCGGCTACCACCGGCACCCAATAGGGGTGGAACGCGATACCGGCCGGCAGCGCCCTAGCCCACCGGTCAATTGCTGGCCCGTCGTACACGCCCCCTTCCGCGGCCGTCAGGAACGCCCGTAGGCCAGCAGCGGGAACGGGCGCCAGTTGGTGCCGGTCCAGCACGGACGCCGCCCAATCGCGCCCAAGCGTCAGGAAATGGCCGTCTAGTTTCGCCATTCTGATTTCATGCAAATCGCGGGGCCCACGGTGAGGGATCCTTTAGCAAACCCACCCCCCCCCCATAGGGGGGGTACCCACCACATATTGTGGCTCTAACTCCGGTTGGCACAACCTATTGTGTTGGCCGTCGTGGCACGGGACACACAGAAAACGGACGTTAGATGGATCCAGTTCCCTCCCCCTGTCCACGGAAACGGGAACGACGTGGTGCGCTTCCAGCGCCGCTACCGCCCCGCATTGTTCGCAACGCCATATCCCACGCGCCAGCCGCAACCGCTCCCGGAGCCGGCGCCACGACCCATGCCGGCGCTTGCCGTCCCGCCGCTTGGGTGCCGGCTTGCCGGCCGGCTGGACCACGTAATCGGTTACGCGCTTCACTTGATATCAACCACCGCCCGCCAATCGCGGACGAATTGGGGCAAGTCGGCTAGCCGAATGGACATAATCCATTCCCCGCGGTCAACGCGCACCAACAACACGGCGTTGTTGCCCTGAAATTCGGCGCCGGCGTCAACCTGTGCATGGGTTAGCAACCGGTCCACCGCCGCCTTTTTACGCCGCTTCACCTCCCAATTCCAACCGCGCATGGCGGTTTGGAGGTCCGATGCTCCCTTGACGCCATTGCGGGCGCTGCGTTCCGCCGGCACCCCTAGGTGTTGGGTGACGGCCACGGCGGCTTCCCGCTCACCTTCCGCGCCACGCCGGCGCTGTTCACGCCCCATTGTTCACCCCCTGCGGCGCTGGCCGGCGTTCCACCAATTGCATTTCCAACGATTTGGCCGACAGGCGTAGCCGGTCGATATCGCGCCGCAATTGGCCGTTGTCCTCCTCAACGCCGCTGGCCCAATCCGCCAGGTGTTCCAATTGCTCGGCGGCTTCCTTCAGCAAGCCGCCCCATTCACGGGCGGTAATGGGGTCAATCACCACGGGGTGGGACCACTCGGCCGACAGTAGCCGGCCAATCGTTCCAACCCTGTCCCTCACTTCAGCACGTTCCATCGGCTTCCTCCAGTTCCATTTGGGTGCGCAGGTACTTGGCCATTACGGCCGCATTGACGGCCCGCCGGGCGGGGTCCGTTTCAACCGCGTTAGCAACACGGGTCGCGGCAACAATCAATTCGGTTAGGTCGTAATCACTCACCGACGGAGACGCCGCAAGTGCCACAGCGTAAGCGTCCGTGGCACCTTGCCGGCGCTCGACGGCGTTTTCATTTTCACCACCGGGGGTATTGACAAACACCCCACGCGGGGGGTACAAGCCGTCGGCGTCGAGCGCTTCGCTCGGACTACGCGTCGTCGCGAGGCTTGACACCCCAAGGGGAGGGGTCCGGGGAGGGGAAAACGCCTCACGAACGGCCACCACCAATTCCGCCTTGCGTTCGTCCGACATCTCGGGGCCGGGATCGATGTCCTCACGTTCCCCGTCCGACCAAACGCGAAGTAGCCGGCTCAACGGGCGCGACCGGTGGTAGGCCCGTGCTTCGCGTTCGTGGTTCAGGCTGAAGCCTTGAACGCGCCCGAATTCACGCGGCCACACTTCGTACCGGATCGGCACCTTCCCCCGCACGTGGTGTTCCTCGGCTTGGTGCTTGGGGATCAGCCGGCCGTAGGCGCGGGCTAGACGTTCAACGCTGGTGCGGTCGCTATCAGACGATTCCCGTAGGTTGTCGATAGCAACCGCCAGGGTGGGTTGGTCCAGTTTGGTGAACCTGTCGTGGAAGGCTTGCCGCGCCTTATCGGGAAGGCTGGCTACGCGGGGGAATGCGGCACACAGTTTGGCCCAATTGCTACCCCACGAATGTTCGGTGTCAATCATTGTCCATTGTCCCTAGGTAAAGGATTATTGCTGCAACACTTACGGTGTACACCACCGCAAAAACAACAGCGCCGGTGTCACCCGGCGCCACGGTCCATGCCTTCCAGTTCGTATCGGGCCAATTTGGCCCGTAGCCGGCGGGTTTCCTCCGCCATCATCCCTTCCCGTTGCCGCGCCTGTTCCAATTCACGCACCGCCATGTCGCGTGATTCACGCAACACCGATTGCAATTCCACCAACGCCCTGATGGCATTGACCACGGAACTGGCGGAACAGTTTTCATTCACTTCTGAATCGTCCGTGGTCAAAATGGAATGTCCGTTGAAGGCTCGGGGGCGCCCATTTCCGCCTTGCCGATGGTTTCAATCCGGCGGGCGCTCCAACCGAATTTTGCGTCATGCTTCACTCCCTCCAGCCGCACCACGTCCCCACGGCTGGTGCCGCCGGCGGCACGGTCCCAAATCCTCCAGCGCCGGCCGTCGGCCGTCGTAACCCACCAATACGGCTTGCCGGTCGTGGTCACCGCCTCTTGCACCGAATGGACGGTTACCGATTCCTCCCCCGTTGAACCGGCCGGGGCGCTCGGCGGGGGAGCGTCCGCGTTGCGCTTGCCGGCCGGTTCTCGCACGGGAACAATGGTCGCCGCGTTTCCGTCGTCGTCGGTCCCATCGCCGGGCGCCAGGTTCAGGATTGCCATTGCGGAATAGCGACGTGCATAGGTCACCGCCGCCCCGCAACCGTGCGCGGTGTAGTCCCGCGTCGGCAACGTGGTTTCAAAACGGAGGTATTGCCCGCTCTTGTGCATCAGCATGGAATGAACCGACACCAACCCGGTTTCCGGGTAGGTGGTAACCGATTGCGACAACATCAGGCTTTCCACGGCCAGCGGATCCCGAACCGCGTCTAGCACGTCCTCCAGCGTGGCGTATTTGCCGCCGCTAGTGCTGGAACGAAATTGCGGGTTGACGGCGCTACGCTCGGGCGATTTGAATTTCGGCCACGCACGCGCCAGCGCCGCCGCAATCTCATTGATTTCCGGGCTATGGATCATTCAATGTCCCCGTATTGGATGCCGGTTTCAGGGTTGGTATCGGATGGCTCAAATTCACTAGCCAAGTAATCCCACCCGTGGGAACGCGCAATGTCGCGGCTTCGCTCATCGCAACCGCCAGCCTCCAGTTTGCACAAATTCCAACGCGCTTGGTCACGCGCTGCAATCGCAACGTGCAACATTGCCGCCATCGCTTCAACACGCGCCCGCCAATGGTCACGTTGGGAAACCATGTCATCCCACGCCATTTCCATTGAACTAATCGGAATTTCCGAAGTGTTGCTATCCATTGTCCAACCTTTCCGGCCTGTGGCCTGTTGGTATTCGTATCGGCTAATTCGGCCGTGTCAATGATCCGAATACGGTAAAAGGCGGTTCAATGCCTCTTGCCGCGCCTTGCAACCGCCGCAAGGCTTGATTCCGACGGCGGTTGTGATTGCCGCCACCGTGTCACCGAAGCCGCGTGGGGGAGCGGGTTCCGGTTGGCCCACCAGTTCCAACCGCAACCCGTCCCGCTCCACGTGCTGTAGATAGCGCCGGCCCTCATGTTCAAAATCAATCACGTGCACGGTTTTCATGTCAAGGTCAGCACCAGCGGCCACACAACATCGAACCGGTCCACCTGTCCGGGATTGCCTGTCAACGTGCCTGGCGATGGATCGACAATCGGCGCCGGCGGGTTCAGCACGTCATATTCCGGGGTAAATGAATTCGGATCGGCCACGTTGTTGTAAGCAAACGTGCTGTATCCCAATTGGTATGCACCGCGGTTAAAACAGTAGTTGGGAACATTTGCGGTTCCCGGCGTGGGAAGTTTTCGGTAATACCAAGCGGTGCATTGTCCCAATTTGGTCCGCGTAAACACGTTCGGACTAGGTGGAACGAATGGCGGGTTTTGACAATATTGATAACCCGGTACATCCGCCCGTTGGAAATAAACGTCCCGCGTATACGTAATGATGGAGTATTTGCATACTTCATCATCAATCCACTTTTGCATGGGTATGGGCCACGCCGCGTAACTAGTGCAATGCGTATAGGTGGCTTGGAATTCCCCGAAACCCGCATCCCCGCCGGTGTAGTTCTTCACCCGGTGGTTGCACCGCGCCGGCGCCGGCGTGGTTTGGTAGAACCGCTCAAACGTCACGGTTGGTTGATTGAACGCCACCACCGGGTATTGATACTTGGCCTCCCCCCAAATTTGTCCAATTGCCGGGTTGTAAAGAACGCCGTCCCATGAATCCCAACGGTAATACATTTGGGCGCGCAACCGTACTTGCCGGTGTTTCAGGCAGTTGGCAACGTTGTCCAACAACCATTGGACATTGGTACCAACGACGGCATTGGTAAAACAATTACGAACGGACGCCGCAATGATTGTTTGGGTGTAGCACGACGCCGCCGTTTCAATCGCGCAATATTGCTGCGGATCCCATGACATAGCGAAACCAGCAATGGCGGCTTGATTGCCACCTTCACAGGTCGTGCATTTGGTCGTAGTTGGCGAAGGGACTATGTAACACTCATCGCTACAACGACCACAACAGCAACCGGCTTGCAGGGTCACCGCTTGAACCGCGACAGCGGGAACAGGTTGCCGGCGATATAGCCACCCGCCGCCAACATCAGGGCAAACCACAGGCTTCCCAACAGGCTTTCAATCGTTGCGATCATCATTTTTAGGATCCTTGCGCCGGCTGGTGCGGATTGGTGCGGCCCGCCGGTAGGCCGCGTCGAACGTTGGGTCGGCCCGGCGTAGTTCGGCAATGGTTGCCACCGCCTGTTCCGGGGTTAGGTCAATCAAATTGGCCGTAAGTTCGGCCGCTCGGCGTTCGGTGGGCGTAACTAGTCCTAGCCACGACTTGACTAATCGCCCAATGCCTAGGTGCCACACTAGGAACACCACGCCAAGCACGGCCAACGCGATAGCAACGTAGACAACCGGCGCCACCCACCACGGTACGACATCCTCGACGCCGGTTAGGGCCATGTATATGGTGTCCACGCTCGACAAGATACGCGCCTGTTCCACTTGGCCGGCTACAGCGTCCGAACGAATCGCGGGAATGTCGGGCGCCAGCGAATCGGCTTGCACCGTGATACGTTCGAAACGCTGGCCGCTGGAATGGGCCAATTGCCGAACCTCATTCGTGTTGGCAGCGATGCGCTCGGATGCGCTGGCGCAACCGCCGGCCAGCAATGCCAGGGCGCACCGACTCATGGTTCCTCGGGCTCATTAAAGGTGCCGTTGGCATATGTCCATCCGATTGAACAGGCTTGGCCGGGCGCGATGGCAACAACCGATGCACCCATCGGCGGTTGCCACCTGGCAGTATCGCCATCCCAAATAATCACGTTTTCCACCACGCCCGAAACGACGATAGCCCACCGCATAGTTGCCCCTCAAAAGTAGGTAATCATTACAACCAACCCGGCACCGCCAGCACCGCCGGCACCGCTGTTGTATCCATTCTCGCTTGCCGATCCGCCCCCACCGCCGCCGCCGTAGTTGCCGCCAGCGGCGCCGGATTGTCCCGCCATCGCCAACCCGCTTCCCCCGCCGCCGCCGCCGGTCGCCGTAATCCCGTTGCTAATGCCGGTCACGGGCGGCTCGGGATCGTCCGTGTTGCCGCCTGAAGCCGTAGTGCCAATGCGTGCCGTACCGGATCCATTGCCACCGACGCCGTATAGGTTTCCAGTTGATAGACCGGCGCCACCGCCGCCACCCCCCGAACCCTTGGCGTGCGTAGCCGCTGATGTCCCATTCCGCGTACCACCAGCACCAGCCGCGCCGCCGTCAAACATTCCGCCAGTTTGGGCCGCGCCGGCGGTTCCACCCGCCGACGTTCCGCCTTGCCCTAGATTGCCACCAACGGCCCGCCCGTAGTCACCGGGTAAATTGCCTAGCCGCGTCGTTCCGCCATTTCCCCCCGCGGCGCCGTCGGTGCTATCGGTTGTTCGAGCAGCACCGCCGGTTCCGCCGGCACCAATGGTTACGGACAGGGTTGCCGGTAGATCGGCCGCGTTCCACGTTGTCTCGGTTACTGCCGCGCCGCCGCCGCCACCACCGCCACCGCGGGCGCTCGACGCCGCGCCGCGCCGGCCGGAACCTCCCCCGGCGCCGCCGCCCACCATGATTCCGAAAACGACCTTGGCGCCCGCTGGCTTCGTCCACGTTCCCGATGCTGTGAATGCGTCCACCTGGCATTTGCGGCCGTCAATTTTTGCGATGGCAACCGTAGTTCCATCGTCAGTTTCCATGAACACGGCACCGTCGTAGTAATTGACGGCCAATTCACCTTGCAGCAAATCGCCGGTGGTAGGTACGGCGCCGGCCGTGCCGCTTCGCTTATGGCGGATGATGTCGGCCATTAGTAGGCGCCCCCGTCAATCGTTGTAACCAACGATGAAGTGCATTCACCGTCAAATATGTTTTGCCGGTCGAACACCAGCACCGTTTTCCCGCCGGTAGTGCGGATGGGGAACGCCAACACGATTGAATTGGTTGGCACCGGCAACATCGCAAACCCAAGGGTGTTGGCTCGGGTGGCATTGACGCCGCCGCCGGCGGCACCGGCCGTGTTTTTCCACTCCGCCAGGTTGTACGCCGTCACGTTGTTGAAATGCGTTCCGTTGCGGGTTGCCTCGGTGTACGCCGTAGCCGTCGGCAACACGGCATCCCCCGTATATACGTACCGGTTGCTGCCGCTGGCGGTGTTGCCGTCAATCCGGAGCAACACCATTCCGTAGGTGTTGGCCGGCATCCCCGATTGCGCTCGCGTCAACGTGTCGGTGTTTTCCGCAACGTAGTCCGCGGCTTCGCAAATTTGGTTTAACACCGTTGCCGATACCGAACCACCGAATGTAAAACGTGCCGGCATCGGTTACCACGCGGGGGTTGGGGTCGTGAGGTGGGTATAGATTTCCGGCGGAATGATGTTGCTCGCGCCGCTTACGGGATTCATTTCAACCGTGTTGGGATACAGTTGGAACCAATAGGCGCGATTGGTCACCAGTTGTGGCAGGTTGACAATCGTAATAGGGGTTGCGTCGCAAATGACGTTCCCAACATCGTCGCGCTGAACCTCTTGGGTGAGGAATGCCCACTCGTCATATAGGAACGTGTCCTGAACGGATACGACCTGATCCGTAAGGAACACTTGCTGGCGCCCTTCGTACTTCAGAAATCCGGCGGAGTATCCAAGGAACGTAGTTGCGTTACGTTTGTCGATTTGTGCAAACGACGCTTGCCAATTTCCCGGCGTGTAGGCCAATTCGGCCGGCAAGTGCCGCACGTATTCAACTGTCACTTGCTCTTGCCTAATCGGAACCATGATCGGGTTTCCCAATTGATTGACGGTCGTACCGGGAATGAATGCCGACGGCGGAAACGGCGCGTAGCCGCCAACAGGCGGCGAACCATTGCTAGGGAGTGACGTTGGGAGTACATACAGCGGCACCGTCCGCCGCTTGGTCAACCGGGTTACCTTGACGGTCGGATATGGCGCAATACCAACCAACGGGGCATCACCGGTTGCCACCACCCGGTAGGCGTTGGCTTTCGACGGGATCGGCACCACCTGCAAATCGGAAATGATGAGTTGCGCTAGGCCGGCATCGGTTGCACCCGACACCAGCCGTTCCCCGATGAACGGGATGTTTAGCGTGTTGTTTTTGATGAGGGCAAGCACGGTCCAAGTGCTGTCGTACTGGCCGTCGTAGGCTGGATCATCGTTCCATACGTGCCACTCGGCAGAAAACGATGAACTCCGCGGCTCAAGGGTTACGGATGCCCGGTTGCTGTCCGCAACACGTCGAATTTGCCACGCCATTACCTAGCCCCCTGTGTGTTGTTTGCAACGTCCCGCATGATCCGAAGCATTTCGGTTTCCCCTGCAATGGATTCGGACGATTCGCCCAATCCAAATGCACGGCGCAACCGTTGGATACCGGAAACAGCGTTAACGGCCATTTCCGTTTGGTCACCACCGGTGACGAATTGCAGCGCCGACGCCGCCAGTTCACCGCTAGCCATGAACCCTTCCGACAACGTGCGGGTTGGGTTTTGAAGCCCATACATAGCCTGTTCCGCAAGAGTTTTGGGGGCGCCGGCGTTCAGGGCGGTTAGCCCTAATTCCTGTTCCTTTTTCCGGCGTTCCTGTTCCGCAAATTGTTCGCCGTACCGTTCCGCCAATTGCCGGCCTACTTCCATTTCCCGTAGCCGGTTGGTCACGTTGGCTTGGACCATTTCCGGCGAGAACCGGGACGCCAATTGCCGGCCGGCGGACCTGGCTTCCTCCCGGTATTGCGCCAACGCCTCGGCCGCTTGGATAATCGGTGCCGACAGCATTGCCCCGGCCATACCCTGAAGGCTGGCAATAGCGGCGTTCGTGCCACGCATAATGCCGATGGCCTCTTGCGCACCACGCTTCAATCCGGCGGTTGTGGCTTCGAATTCAACCCGTAGGACTGTGCTTGCCATTCAATGATCCTCTGTAGGGTGTTTACGGTTGCTGCCCCGTGGTTTTCCCACGGTGCCACGGTTTGTGGCTTGGCACCCGTGGCCATCGCAAGCACCGTTAGCAACCGTTCTATGCGGTCAACGGTAGACCACTCCAAGGGTTTGCCATGACTCCCGCTACAACGGCACTATGTACGTGGATGTCCAGCGCATCAGGAACCAACACCGGCTGGCCGTCGATACGACAGCACAGCCGCACGATGGCGTCCGGGCGCTCGGCCTCCGGCAGTTTGTCAACGTTGCGCCATTCACCAACGGTGCATGGGCGGATTTCGACCACGTGGGGGTACGTTTCAATCCCCTTGGATAGATGGCGCCACAGCATTAGATGAACGCCACGTTGGAACCTTCAAACGTAATGTCCACCGTTGCTACGGTGTCGTTGGCATAGTTCGCCGTAACGCCAGTAATCCATACTTGCATTGCCGCCGGCGGTACCCAATTCGTGGCGCCTCCCGTATTCGCCACGGTCATGCCTACCGTTGCATCCTCATCATCGATTTCTGCAACGATGGTGGACAGGCTGGCCATATCGCCATGCACGGTAACGCTGCCGGACCACCGGGCGCGGGTGGCCAAAAAACGCACCTTCGTATCGTTCATCGCGGTTGATTCGACCAATTGCCGCGTTGCCGACACGGTGAAATTCGATGCCGTGCAAGTCACGCCGGCAATGGTGATAGTGTTGTAGTTGCCAAGGATCGCCATAGTTCAACCTCCGGTAGCCCAAATGGTGTAGGTTTGCCGAACGGCGCGGATTCCATCGTCCGTCCCCTCGGCATCGTCGATACGTTCTAGTTGTTCGCCGGTGCGATGAGCATTCTTTACGCTGGTCCCGTCGTAGGCGGTAGCCCAACCCAAATTGGCTTCCATGCGTGTTCGCACCGTTGCCGCCAGGTCACGCGCCGCGTTCGCCGTCGCCCCCATGCACGTAATGGAAACCTCAAACGATTCCAGCGCCGCGGATCCGCCCATATGGCGTACCGGCTCTCGGCCGTCCACGCTGTAGACCACCGCCGGCAATGCGGTACCTTCGCGGCGCCATTCCGGCGAAATGCGCGTATCCACCAGCGCCGAAACGGTTCCGCTACTGGACAGCCACCCGTAGATAGCGGTTTCGATGCTCATTTCTTCACTTTCAATGCTTCCTTGGCGCATTCCTGCGCGAACGTCAAACGTGCCGCTTCGCCAAGTTTACGAAGCATCTCTTGCGGGGTATGGATTAGTTGCACCCGGTCAAGAACCCGAAACTTGCCGTTTAGAAGGGGGGACAATCGGGATAGTCGAGTGCGGGTGTACTTGACGCCGGCGCCCCATCGGAGTTTGCCGGCTTTAATGTCCGCGAAATTGACGGTGGCCATTGCAATGGCCTTGCGAACGGTGTTGGGGATCCATCCGCCGTCGAAATTGCCGCCAAACCGGCCGACACGACGCGTACGGCCTTCCACTTCGTACGTAGCCACGGGACCGCGGCGAAGTTCCTTCAAGCGCTCCGCGGCACGTGCTGCGCTCGGAGTAATGGACCGCCACGCCGCACGGAACAACACCAATTGCCCCTTGGACGCCTTGCGTGCTACGCGCTTCAGAATGTTCCGGCCGGCCGCTTCCGGCATCCTTCGCAACGCCCGTTCCATCGCGGCAATATCGCGGTTGTACCCACGCTGGCCGCGCATCGCCCGTAGCGCGTTGGCCGCGTTTCGTTTGCGCCCGTTCGCTTCCGCCTTCCGGCGGGCTACGGCGGCTTCGTAGGCAATCGGATTGCGGATCATGCCACGGTTTCCAAGCAATCCAGTTCCAGTTGCATACGCCGTAGGCCGGTATCGACCACCCCTACCACCTGGAACACACGGTCCGCCTTGCCGGCTTCCTTCAACAGCAACCGGCTTTTGGTAGTCAGGTTGGCCACAAACGGCAACACGATGCGGTAGCGCACCTGTCCGCGGGCCACGTCCAGCGCGTCAATTTGGCTACCGTCGGCCGATTCAATATGTCCGGTCACGCCGCCGTTGGTAACCAATGCCCACGATTTGGTGGGCTGGCCGTAATCGTCAACGGACGCCGTGTAATTCTGCACGTGGAAATGGTGCCTGAACATCCCACGGGGTATCACGACACGCCCCGTTCGTGGAACATTGCCGTAAGCATGGATACGGCACGCTCTTGGACGCTGCCAGGATCATCGCCGCGATATGCGTAAAGCATGGCGCAAGCCTGAAGCACCCCCATTACGTCGGCATCGTCGGGGCCAGTTGTTCGATAGGTGATCGTCACCGGCCGCGTGTACTGGCTCGGGATTTCCACCACCGCCCGTCCACCTTCGTAGTACACCGTTGCGTTTTCGATTGTCGGTCCGTTGACGGGATCGGTGTACGAAATGGTTGGCGTGTACGTGCTATCGAGCGGTTGCGGCGTTGGATACCAATAGGTGGTCCCTTCCTCCGACAACCTAGCGATACGGATCAACAATTCTGCCGAACGTCCGGTGGCCGCTTCCCACGCACGAATTGCCGCCGGCAAAAGGATGGTGTTGATATAGCCATCATCGTCCCCGTGGTAAATGCGGCAATGGCTCTTTACGTTTGCCGTAGTTAGTGCTGCTGCCATTGTTCGCCCCTTGGAAACGGGGGCGGTGGCTCATCACCACCACCCCCGCGTTGGACAATGCCTAGTGAATTTACGACGCGTTACGAATCACGCAACCTGCGTAACCGTCAACCACCATTGCGTCCGAACGGAAATCGCTCTTATACATAACGATCCCGTTAGAGGACTTGCTATAGGGGTCGTACAAAAACTTCACCTGCGTTCGGTCGACGATGCGATAGCAACGCTTCAAATCGCCATAGAACACGAATTGTCCCGAAGTGCCGGAAACAAAGGTAGGCGCGTTGTCGGTCAGATAGACCGGACGCCCCATGAGGATCCCGCTTGCACCTTCCTTAATGACGTTTCCGGTGAAACCGTCGTAGAGGTAACGGCCAGCGCCCGACGAATCGCGCAATTGCAGCAACCGAACCCACGTTGCTGGATTCATGATCCACGACGCGTTTGCGGAATAACCGGGGCGCAATGCGCCATAGGCCGCGATGATGTCGTCGAAATCAACGTCGGTTGCGGCGCCACCAGTTTTAATGATGTTCGCGGCTGGATAGGCATTCGTCACAGCGGAATTAGAGAACAATCCCTGTTCCTGGCTATTTGCACTAGCGGTTCCCGTGCAATGGCGCAGGTCACGCGCACGAACGTGAGCACGGGCATGATCCTGAAGAATTTCACCCGCCATGTCCACAACCGAATCGTTCAGCAGTTCGTCGGTCAGGTTGGTTTCCGCGGTCATTTTCCACGCCTTGAATTGGCGCCGGTCGACCGTGAATTCGGATTCCGTGTAGCCCGCGGCTTCGGCCGTAGCCGTAACGGTGGTGCGGCCGTTGATTACGGGAAGGTCGTACGGCTGTGAAAACTGAAGCACAGTCGACAGTTCGCGGACGGGTGCGGCCCAATCTTGCCACTTGACGAATTCGCCCGTTTGAATGGTCGGCACGGTGTAGCCGCCGAACGGGCTAGCCGCCGTTCCGGTTGACAGCGTACGGAAGTCTGCAACGTCGTAACCCTGTGGGCTAGCATCCTTGCGACCAATCCACGAACGGAACGCGGCGAAATCAAATGCCGAATTGCCGCCGCGGTTCTCGGGGCGAACAATGGTGTTGCCGGCTTCGTGGCGGATTGCCGCCGCACGCGCCCGGCGCCCCTCTACCGATTCCGCCGCGTCCATCTTGGACCGGATGTCGGCCATTTCGGCTTCAATGGCGTTGAAACGGTCCAGCGCATCGGCCGCGGTGGATTCCACCACGGCTTCCAGTTCCTTCATCAGTTCGCCATGCTTGGCGCGAAGTGCAATCACGTTCATCGGTTCAATTCTCCAAAACGAAGCCGCAAATAGCGCCGGCGCAAATCCGGTCGCGGGACATTGCACCGGTTGCGGAGGGCGGCTTCGGTTTCCTCCCCATACGCGGCGTTGTGGACGATTGAAATTTCGAATAGTTCGGCACGGTTGACGTAGCGGGTGTTTTCTTCCCACTCATCTTCCGTGGCAATGAATCCGAACGACATTTGCGAGTAAATGCCGGCATCCAACAGCGCCCGGACATCGTTTCCGTCCTGCGTGGCCGGCAGCATCGCGGCGAATCGGATTCCTTCCGGCGTTTCCTCCAGCCGAAGCGTCCCGCTACGGGTGTTGGCGAGTACGCGCCCGGAATCGTGTTCCACGTACATACCGATGTTGCGCGAAGTCAACGATTCCCGGAACGCGCCGGCGCGGATGATTTCCGTAAACGGGAGCGGTAGCGATTCCTTGCCGTACGGCACGGCCAAACCGCTAACCCGCTGGCCGTCCAGCGTTGCCCGCAGTTCAAACCCCCGCCGCTCAATTGTCGCCGGCTTCATTCGTTTCGTCCTCTTGCTGTTCATCGTTGTGAACGGCTTGGCCGTTCACGGTGTCAAGCCGCACGGTTAGTTCGTCGCCGTCTTCGTGGGGTTCAACGCCAAGGAACCACCTGGCATCATTCGGAGTCAACACGCCGGCCATGACCAGTTTGGCCAAATCGCGGGCGTGTTCCTTGATACTGCCGCGCTTCAGTTCGGTGAGGTCGTGTTCCAGCCGGTAGCCGGGAAACAGTTTCTCCTGAAGTTCGTTTTCAATGCGCCGCGCCCACGGGAATAGCGTTTGGTCGCACAGGGTGCGCGTAGCCGAAAGGTCAATTTGGGTGCCGGCTTCCGCGGCCGCTAGGAACGCGTACGGAACGCCCAACGCCCGCGCAACTTCGGCCATTGCTGCCGTCCGCGCCGACGTAATCGATTCCATGTCGTTGGCGCCCGAAACGCCTTCAATGGTGGCGCCGCCGTCAACCACCAGCGGTTCGGATGCGCCACCTTCGCGGGACAATTTCGCCTTCCAACCGGCAATCACGGATTGTTTGGCCGTGTCGGAAATGGGGGTTGGGAACCGGAACGCCAGCCGGCGAGTAGTGCCGGATTGCGCCATAGACGCCGCCCACGCGTCCAGTTTCGCCACCAGTTCCAATTGCACCTTGCACTTATCCAGCGGCGATTCCCCTAGGAACGCCCACCGGCTATGGCTGGCCTTGATATGGATGATGTCGGCCGAATCAACTTCCTTGCCGTCCAGTTTGTACCGGATCGGGGATCGGCTCCAGTCAATCAACACGCGCCCGCGGTCCAGCGGGATCAGTTCCGCCGGCTCACCGTTCAGGGTGCGGGCGATGTACACGTACGCGTTGCCCATGACAAACGCTTCCGACACCATCCATTTCCGGAGGTCGTGGCCGGTCACTAGGGCGCTGGCGGTGCCGGTCAAAAGGCGGAGCGGCGCCGGGTCGGCTTCCTTGCCGGCTTGGTCGTAGGCGCACAGGCTCACGGACGCCAACAGGCCGGAAACCCCGTCAATGGCGCGTTCCACGGACGGCAACCCCTGAATAGACATCGCCCGCCCGGTATCGACCATGAACGACAGGTCGTACGGTCCCAACAGGTATTGGCGGATGCTGGACAGGAAACCGGCCATAACCACCCATTTTGAGAACGATTCGGCCGTGTCAATGGGTTACGGGGTTCAATCCGAAATTTTCCAACCGTCCGCTACATGGCGGATAGTTCGCCAACGCATAGCGTCGCTTACATAATCATTACGCCGCTTGCCGGCTGGAATGCGTTAGACCGCCCGCGGATGTCGTACAACCTGGCAGCGTTGTAGGCGGCTACCAAATTGTCGATGTTGCGCTCGGATCGCCCCTTTTGCGGCTTGGAATTGCCGTTGGGGTCCACGTATACCGATGCGTGGGCGATTTGGTCCAGCAATACGGGATCGTCGAAATACCGTAGCCCCTTGCTAGCCAAAAGGTGTTTGAACGTCGCCCATGCCGGCGCCGCCTCAATTTGCCGTTGGGACCGTGCTTCCACCGGTAGTTCGTGCCGCTG